TTGCCTTACCTCCTCTTTGATTACCTTCAGTTATTTTTAAGTTACATTCAGATATAGCTGATTCATCAACTGTTGGATCTAGCATATTAATAATAGGAAAATTAGCACTACCTTCATTACCAAAAGTTGGAGAGTCTAGCATTTGATCGTGTGTTGCTATACCTGCTACTGTAAAATCATTATTATTTCCAGATGAATCATTACCTAAATCAGAACTTGATTCAAATTTTAAATAAAATCCTTCAGAACCAAAAGTCAAACCACTTGGATCTTTTGGGATAATTACACCATTTTTAGTTTCTACTAAATTATCCATAGGATCAAGACTTGTTCCATCAATAGCTACTACCTCAGCTATATAACCATCAAAACCTTGATAAGGATTGTTTCCATTAGTACCTGTTCCATTAGTTCCTATAAATTGATAACCACCACCATTCCAGCTATGATCTGCGTTTTGTGCTGGATATGTTGTTGATTGTAAATTTGTAATTAACTCTCCATTAACGTACATTCTTGCTCTGTCTGCTTCTGTTGATTGTGTAGAATCATATCTCCAACAAACATGTGTCCATGCTGATAAATCTCTATACATAGCACTTGTTCTAGTAGTTAAATGCCAAGAACTACCATTATTATTTTCAAAAGACATTCCATTTATAGTTCCAGTATAATCATTAACCATACCATAACCTCTAGCAGAACCACTTCCAGAATGACCTCCCCAAGCAGCCATAGAAGTATTAGCGTTAGATGTAGATATTCTTGCTCTTTTTATCCACATACCTATTGTCCAAGTATCTCTGTTTCCAGCACCACCATCACGATACAAATAATTTGTAGCTGTAGAATTTGCAGAACTATTAGATACTCTAACACTATTAGCTATTTGATGCGTATAGAAACCAGCACCACCTGCACTTGCTGCTGCTGCTGCAGCTCCCATTAAATTATTTTGAAATACACCCATTATGCATACGCCTGTGAAATTATCATTTGAATATCTCCACCTACTCCATCACTTGAAGCAGATACTACTATGTAATCTAATCTGTCTACAGCACCATCACCTGTTGACATGGTTGGATCTGTACCACCTATAAACTTAAAATCTGCGTGATAAGCCATTGTACCACTTCCTCCACTTTGTGTCAAGAAAATACTTCCTGTTTGTCCTGATCTACAACCAATAGGTTGAGCTAAAGTATGAGCTGCAGTAACTGTTGTTCTAAAGTTTTGACATGCACCAAAGTTTAATGATACAGATGTTACACCATTAATAGCTGTAGCACATACAACTGCTGCAGCACTTTTAGTTAATTGTAATTGACCTTCTAAACTTGTATTACCTGATACTCTAACAGTTCCTAAGAAACCAGAGTTACCAGTTATTGTTGTAGTACCTCCTACTTTTAATGTAGAATTAATTGAAGCTGTACTTTGTAAATGTGTTGCTCCTGTAACTGTAAGTGTATCATCTATAATTACTGCACCTTCTAATGAAGTAGCACCTGATACTCTAACAGTTCCTAAGAAACCAGAGTTACCTGTGATAGTTGTAGTACCTGTTATTTTAGCAGTACCACCTACAGATGCATTACTATTAACATCTAATGTACTTCCTAATGATACAGCTCCTGTTATAGTTGTAGTTCCACCTATAGCAACATTACCTACAAAAATACTATTACCTGATACACAAACATCATCATCAAAATCTACTTTATCACCAAATGTTTTATTTGTAAATGTTTGTGTTGCTGCTAATCCTGCTAATGTATCTGCAGATGCAGGTAATACTAAACTTATATTACCAGAAAAATCAGCATGTGCAGGTGCTTTTACTTCAGCATAATGTGAATTACCTGATTCACAGTATAATCTTACTACTGACCTAGATCCTCCATTTTTAACATCTACTATACCACCACCTAAACTTACTGTACCACCTATAATAGCATTACCACTTACTGATACATCATCTTTAAAATGTGCATATCCTGTAACACTTAATGTAGAACCAAGTTGTACTGCTCCTCCAACTGTAACATGACCACCAATATTTAAATCGCCTGATACAGATACATCTCCTGCTACATCAAGTGTACTTCCTAAAGATACAGCTCCTGTTATTGTAGTAGTTCCTCCTATAGCAACATTACCACTTACAGATACATCATCTTCAAATTCTGCTTTACCTGTTATATTAGATGTACCACCTATAGATGTATTTCCTGCAACGTCTAATGTGCTTCCTAAAGAAACAGCACCAGCTATAGTTACATGTCCTCCAACATTTATATCTCCTGAGACAGACACATCTCCATCAAATGTAGCATTACCTACAATAGTAGCAGTACCACCTACATAAAGTGTTCCACCTATTGTTGCATTATTAACTGATATATCACCTGATATAGCTCCTGAAGGTACATTTGTAAGATTAGCACCATCACCATAAAAAGCACTAGCACATACTTTAGCATTAGCAGCTTGTACATTAGCACCACTTATAGTTACTGTTCCTCCAACTACTAATCCACCAGATACAGATACATCATCTTCAAATTCTGCTTTGCCTGTTGTATTTAAAGTACCACCTATAGATGTATTACCTGATACATCTAATGTACTACCCATACTTACTGCACCTGCAATAGTAGTATGACCTCCTATATTCATATCACCTGATACAGAAACATCTCCATCAAATGTTGCATTACCTATAATTGTTACAGTTGATGCAAAGTTTGCTGCACCACCTACAGATACTGTACCTTTTAAATGAGAAGCTCCTGATACACTTAATGTTCCTCCTATTACAGCATTAGATACAGATATATTTCCTGTAATTGGAATACCTGTAATATTAGTACCATCTCCATAGAAAGCTGATGCACATACTTTTTCTTTAAATGTAGCATTACCACCTACTGTTACTGTGTCTTTTAAATGTGTAGTACCTACAACAGTTAATGTACTTGCAAGATGTGTTGCTCCTGTTATTGTAGCTGTACTATTAAATCCTACAGCACCTACAACAGATAATGTTCCACCAATAGATGCATTATGTGTAACTCGTAATGTAGATACAGATACATCTCCTGATGTAGGAACATTAGTTAAATTAGATCCATCTCCAAAGAATGCTGATGCACATACTTTATCTGCAACAACTCCAGTTGCTGTAACATTAGTAACATTAAAATTTGTAAAGAAAGCTGCAGATGCACATACAGCACCACCTATAAATAAATCACCAGATACTGAAGCATCTTCTGATACTCCAAATTTACCTGCAACTTGTACTATACTTGTAGATATTTGTAATGCTGAATTAGTACCATCACCTGATTGTATATTTTGTAAATCACCTGTAACACCAGTATTACCACTTACAGCTACTTTTAATAACTCTTTATACGTTTGTGAAACTTGTTTTCCTGTTAGTGTACTCATTTAATGCTCCTATACATTAGCCCAAAATCTTATTGTGCTATCATCCCAATCAAAACTTGCTTGTTCCCAATCTAAATTTCTACCACCTGTATCAGGTCTTGGATCTTTTACTACTGGATTATCTCGTACATCTGGTATTCTATTTTGTGGATGATTTTTTAAATCATAATTACCATCAAAATCTAAAGGACCAACTAACATGCCATAACTATTTAAACGCATGTCTTTTCTGTCATAAACAAAACCACTTATATCACACATAGCTTTGACTTTACGATTAGATGCCATTAAATATATCCTATTCTAGGTTTAATAAATAAACTTGCTCTTTCTCTATCTTCTTCCATAGCATATCCTAATTTTTCTTCATAGTTTGCTTTTAACATTTGTATTTTATCCATAGGTATACCAGGTCTTTTCATTGATAATTGATATGATAAACCACATGTTAATGCTGGTAAAAATCTTTTAGGCATATCTGCATTTTGTCCTGCAGATTTATTTACATCTTCTAATTGATTAAACTTTTCTATATTTAAAACACCAGTAGAATTATCTGG